TTACTGTTCGATCGTGATCGTCTGACGGCGGGGCCGGTTCCCGTCGCTGGCCGGGACCAGCACCGTCACGATGCAGACCACGCGGTCGCCCTGCTGCGAGGTACGCACGGAAAGGACCTGCCCCCCGGACTGTGCGGCGGCCTGCGCGGCAGCGGCCGAGCAGCCGCCTCCCTGCGCGAGGCGAACCTGCGTGGACATGTCCTTTGCATTCGCCGCGCCGTCGTCGATCTGGCGCATCGGCATCGCCGTCGCGGCAGAGGTCGCGAGGGCGAGGCCGAGAAACACGGATGCGGCGATGCGGCGGGGGGCAGGTCGGATCATGACTCATCCAGGCTCGGTTGTCCGCAACACTAGGGATCGCGTGCTGAATGTCGAATGAACGGGGCGCCGCGTGCACGGCGCCCCTCCGGCTCAGCGGATCCGGTGGCGCGCGTCGAAGCGTCCGAAGATCGCGATCGCCGCACCCACCGCGCTGGCCGCCGCCGTCAGCGCGGTCACCGCCTCGTCGCCCGCCAGGCCCACGATCTCGATGCCGAACAGCCCCGCGAGCGAAGCCGCCAGCGCCAGCGCCCCACCCCAGACCGTACGGGACTCGTACCAGTTCTTGATGTCGTCCGGATTGTCCATCTTCCGCTCCTTTCGTTGGAAATCGTCAGCGCCGGATCAGCGTGAGCCCTGCGGCCGCTCCTGCGCCGTATGTCTGGCCGAGTTGCGCGACCTCGACGAAGAGGACGGCCGGCAACCCGCTCAGCCGCTCGGCGAGCTCCCCGGCCGAGAGGCTGAGGCCGGTGGTCCCGACCTCCTTGCTCGTCGGTCCCTGCGCCTCGCCGCGCAGCGTGACGCGATAGGCCTCGCGGTCCTCGCCGAGGCTCACGTCGACGCCTTCCCAGGCCGCATCGGTGGACCGCGTCCGTCGGCTCCAGGTCAGCTCGACGCCCTCCGCCCCGTAGCGGCCGCGCAGATGCACGGGCGAGAGGGGGCGCAGCGCGCGCCGCCCCAGCGCCACCGTGCGCCTCACCGCCACCGCGTCGTCCAGCGGTCGCCCGGCAGGCAGGATGCGCCACTCGGTCGCGACGCCCGCTTCGCTCTCGTCCAGCGGCACGCCGATGGCGGCGCGGTCCAGAAGCACGAAGAGTGCGCCCGCCATCGCGCCCGCGCCCGCCTCCTCGCCGGTGCCGCCCACCCCGCGCGACAGGCCGCGGAGCCGGAAGCGAGACGGGGCGACCTCCTCCGCCTCGCGGAAGCGCACCACCTCCCAGGAGCCGTTCGCGGCGAGGACCGCCGCCGTGTTCTGCCCGGCATCCACGAGCGCGGGGTCCAGCGACGCGAGGTTGCCGGCCGCGAGATCCACCAGGATCGAATGCGTCCGATCCAGGATCTCCTCACGACCCGGCCCAAGCGGCACCGCAAGATGCCCCATCGTTGCGCGGGCCGTGGCCGTCACCCGCGCCGCCGGTCCGGAAGCCGAGGCCGGGGCCGTGAGGACGTAGGGCAGCCACGGCCTCGCTGAGATGGCCACCGTCGCGCCACCCTGCCCGCCATCGAGTTTCGGCAGATCGAGGAAGGCCACCAGCGGACGCGAGGCGAACACGGGGCCCGGCGCCTCCGTCGTCGCCGCCGGCGGGCCGACGTCCGGCGCCGTGCTCCGGCCGCCCACCCGCAGCGCCTCCACGCGGCGCGACAGCCCGTCCTCGATCCGCGACACCTGCCACAGGCCGGGCCGCCCCTCGATCGCCAGCCGGTCGCCCGCGCACACGTCGATCTCCGTCGGCGAAAGCGCGAAGCGCGCCACCTCGCGCTCGCCGACCTGGCGGTCGAGAAGCCCGCGCGCCAATCGCCGCGCCTCGCCTTCGGTCAGCACGACGGGCAGTTCCACCGTGGCCTGCCGCGGTCGGGATCGGCCCGGCAGAACGGCCTCCGCCGCGCCCGGGCGATAGGTCCGCTCCGCGTCCGCAAACCCGACCACGACCTCGCCCGGCGCCTCTCCGTCCTCCGCCCGGCGCACCTCGAACGGTGCGTCGTCCGGCGGGTCCACCAGAGCCGTCGCCTCGGCCTGCGCGCCGCGGCGGGCGATCGACCGGAACCGCAGCACGCCGCCGCGCGCGAAGGCCTCGATCCCGGTCAGCCGCAGAAACCCCTCCAGCTCGTCCCTCGCCGTTCCGGGGCCGGACACCACGAAGCCGCCGACCATGCCGTCCACGCCCGCGACGTCGAAGGCCTCGAACCCGTGGTCGCGGAGGATCGCGGCGATCAGGCCGTCCATCGGCGCCCGGCCGAGGCGGCCGTTGAGCCAGTGGCCCCGTTGCCAGTTGTCGCCGTCGCGCCAGAGCGCGCCGCGTTCGGGAAAGGCGGGAAAGGGCCGCGCGTCCCAGGTCCACGCATGCACGGCATCCGCCGGCACCATGCGCCCGCCATACAGGGGCGACACCGGGTTGCGCTCGGGATCGAAGCCCGGCACCGCGTTGTCCCAGTGGCGTTGGTGTGCCTCGAGAAACCGCCTCTGCTGGAGGTCGTCCCGCCCGCCGTTCGAGAAATGCGGAAAGGCGCTCTCGGCCGATTTCGGGTCCAGGAACACGTTGGGCTGGTTCGCGCCCTTGTCGATCGCCGGGCAGCCGAGCTCCGTGAACCAGACCGGCTTCGATCTCGGCTCCCAGGCGGTCGGCCCCGCGACCTCCACGCCGCCGCGCCGCTCCACGTGCGGCTCGCTCCACCAGGAGCGGATGTCCTTGGCGCGGAACACCCACGGTTTGCCCAGCCCGTCGGTGATGGCGCGTCTCTCGCCCGCCCGGCGCTCCGCGTCGCCCGCGTAGAACCAGTCCGCATACTCGCCGCCGGCGATCCCCGCGACCAGGCCGTCGAGATCGTACGGCGAAGCCATGCCGTCGCGCGGACGGTCCCCGCCGTCGTCCCGCCAGTCCGACAGCGGCAGGTAGTTGTCGATCCCCACCGCCCCGACGGCCGGGTCCGCCCAGAGCGGGTCGAGGTTGAAGAAGAGGTCGCCGCTGCCGTCCGCCGGCCGATAGCCGAAATATTCGCTCCAGTCGGCCGCGTAGGTTACGAGCGCGTCCGGCAGCACCGCCTTCACGTCGCGCGCCAGCGCCACCAGCGCCTCCACGAAGGGGAAACGGCCGGCCTCGTCGCGCAGCCGCGTCAGCCCGCGCATCTCCGAGCCGATCACGAAGGCGTCCACCCCGCCCGCCGCCCTCGCCAGATGGGCCTGATGGAGGATCATCCGCCGGTAGGACCATTCCGCCGGTCCCGAGTACCGCACGCCGCCCGCGACGAGGGAGAAGTCCGCCACGCGCGCCGTTCCGACGAAGCGGTCGATCTCGGAGCGTGCCGCCGACGTGCGGTCGCCCGTGCCGGGCCGCGTCTCGGCCACCTCCAGCGTTATCCGTCCCCGCCAGGGGAACGGCGCCTGCGTCGTCCAGCCATGCGGATCGGCCAGGCCGTTTCCGGGCGGAATGTCCATCAGAAGAAAGGGATAGAAGGTCACCTTCAAGCCCTTTGCGCGGAGTGCATGCAGCGCGCGGCGAACGCCCGCGTCCGATGGCGTGCCGCCATAGGCCGGCCCGCCGTCCACCCGCGAGACGACACGTGCGCCGGTCCGGCCGACGCCGCCGGCGCTCCACGTCTCGGCCTCGTCGCGCCAGGCGGTCTCGACTCCCGGGCGGCACGTGGCCCGCCCCGCCCGAAGGTCGTCGGCGAACCAGGCGACCACGAGCGCAGCGCGCTCGAGGCTCGGGCAGATCGCCGTCAGTTCGTCCAGCGAGGCCGCGAAGTCGCTCGCGCCATGCAGCATGTTGCGGTTCAGGAGCCGATCCTCGCCCGCGCCGATCCGCTCGCGCACCACGGCCGGATCGAGGCCGTGCTCCGTCGCTCCGGGAATGATGGTGATCGCGCGAACGCGGTTCTCGAGGTTTCCGACCGGGCGCACCACCTCGCAGGAGATCTGCGGAATGCGGTTGCCCCAGCGCTCCAGCGGCAGCCGCTCGAACACGAGATAGGCCAGCCCGCGATAGGCCGGCGCCCGGCCGAAGCCCTGCTTCGCCTCGATCAGCGGATCGGGCGCCTGGGTCTCGTCACCCGGATGCAGGCGCCACTGGATCGTCTCGAGGTCCAGTTCCTCGCCGTCCGCCCAGATCCGGCGAACGCAGGCGATCGGTCCCTCGCAGAGCGCCACGGCCACGTTGCCGAAATAGCTATAGGTGGTCGTGGTCGTGGTGCCGCCGGACGCCCCGCCCTTTCCGCCCTGCCGCTCCGTCCGGCTCGCCTCCTCGAAGCGGGTCGTCCAGATCACCTGCCCTGCCACGCGCGCCGTGCCGTAGACGCGCGCGACGCCTGCGCCTTCGTCCGCCTCCATCACGCGGCTCGTCGCCAGTCGGCCGACCTCGCGCCGCGAACTGCCGGCCATCAGCCGGGTGTCGAGCGCGGACCCGCCCAGCGCGCCGACCGCGCGGCCCGCGACGGCCCCGAACGGGCCGCCGATCAGGCCGCCGAGCGCCCCGCCCGCCGCTTGCAGAAGAATGGTCGCCATGGGTCAGGCCTCGTCGGGAAAGCGAAAGGTGCCGGCGATCCGGCCGGCCCAGCCCGGTGTCAGGGGAGAGGACACGACCGAAGCGCCCTCGTAGGCGTGGATCAGCCGCGGCCCCGCCGTGTCCGGCTCGTCCAGGATGCCGCAGTGGCGGGCGGGACCGGTGTCCCGCCAGCGAAACAGCACAAGGTCGCCGGGCCGGCCATCGCCAACCGGGATCGCCTGGAAATGATGCCGCGCCGCCGCCATCAGCGGATCGCCGGCGCCGCTCTCCGCCCAATCCGGCGTATAGGGGACCGGCGCTTCCGGCTCCCGGCCGAAGAGCTCCCGCCAGACCCCGCGAACGAGGCCGAGGCAGTCGCACCCGACGCCGCGCCGGCTGCCCTGGTGGCGATATGGCGTGCCGAGAAAGCTGCGCGCCGCCGCCAGCGCCTGCTCGCGCGCGCTCACGGCACCACCGCCGAGCCGTCGTGCAGCCCGTCGCTCTTAGCCACCGCCAGCGCCGCGTCCGCGCCGGGAATGTGCGGGAATCCCCGGAAGTTGAGACCGTTGGCGAACCGTTCGCGACAGGTGGCGAAGCTTCGGTCGCAGCCCGCCGTCACACGCGCCTCGTCACCGACCGCCCAGCTCGGCGCCAGCGCCTCGACGATGTCCGCCACCACCGTCCCGTCGTCCGCGGCGCGAAGGCCGGCCACGGTCCGTTCGGGCACCGTGCCGACGGCGAGCCGCCCGTCGCGGTATGGGTCGAGGTCGAAGGTGCCGAGCCCCTCCAGTACCAGTCGCCGCTCCGCGAGCGATGCGATCCGCCCGACGCGCGTCCAGGGCGCGAGGTCGACGCGGCAGCGCGCGTCGCCCAGCGCCGCGTCGCAGCGTCGGCGATAGAAGCGCCCGTGCCGCCGGTCGAGCCGGGCCGCCAGCCCGCGAAGCTCGACCGTCATCCCCACGTCGTTGCGCGTGATCTCGCCGAAATCCGCCACGTCGATCAGAAGGTGGTCGTCCGGCTTCCGCCAGTCGACGCGGAAGATCTCGACCCGCGCCCCGTCGAACAGACCGGCCGCGATGTCCTCCTCGCGGATCGCCTCCGACGACAGCGCCCCGTCCACCGCGTGCGTGCCGGCGGCCAGCCCGAGCCCCGCCTCGGCCTCGCCCGCGGTCCAGCCCGTCCGTGCGCAAAAGACGGTGCCGGCGAAAGCGAGGTCCTCGTCGTGGTCGGTGAATCCGAAGACCTCGCCGTCCGTGCGCGTCACGCGCCAGGCATGCGCCAGCGTCGTCGCCGGCTGCCGCAACCGCGCGCGAAAGTCGTCCGAAACACCGGTCACGGTCGAACCTCCACCAGTGGGATCGTGGGAATGTCGCCCGCCTCGAAAGCCGCGACGTTGACGGAGAGGTGGTCCATGTCGAAGCGCACCGGCACGTCGAACTCGAAGCCGGCGGTGAGCACCGTTCCGGCCGCCGGCGGCGTCGCGAAGGTCACCGTTCCCGTGGTGGCGTCCACGGCGAAGCCGTCGCCTTGCGCGGCGCCCGCGACGCCGATCCGGACGCTGCCCGGCACCGGCTTGCGGATCGGCCGCCGATAGGCGTCCGCGCCCTGCCCATACTGCTTCTGCAGCGTGAACGTCGTGGTTTCCCCGTCCCCGGTGCCGAGCGGCTGGTCGAAGGCGGTGGGGGCGGCGCCACCGGCAGCGGACGAGAAGTCGAACGGGTCGCGGAAGCGGAACCCCGTCATCCGCCCCCGCCGCGCCTCGAAGAAATGGAGCACGGCCGCGAGGTCCTCCACGCTGCGCACGCCCGACCCGGCGTCGTAGCGGCGCCAGGAATGTCGGGTGCGCTGGTTGCGGTTCTCGTAGCCGGTCGACAGCCGCACGATGTCGGTCCGCCGCTCCGGCCCGCCCGTCGTGCCGAAGGCGACGCGCAGCGGGAACCGCTCTTCGCTGAACGAGGCGATCATGGTCACAGCCCCCTTTGTCCGCGCATCGCCGCGCGGGCGATCATCGCCTGGATCTGCACCTCGGCGCGCCGGAAGCTCGGCGCGTCCGGCGTGGAGACGTTGAAGACGATCGAAGGGCCCGCCCGGCCCGCCCCGGCCGGGGCGGCGACGCCGAGCGAGCCGTCCGGCCCGCGCCGCAGCGGCAGGATCGCCTCCGCGCCCGCCTCGCCCATCAGGCCGATCCGCCCGCCGTGCGGAAAGAAGCTCGGCGCGCGCACCACGCCGCCCTTGGCGAAGGGCACGATGCCGCCCGGCGTCGCACCGCCGCCCGCGCCCGCGACGACGCCACCGCCGACGCCGGACAGCACCTGCCCCAGGAGCCCGCCGGCGATCTGCGTCAGGGGTCTCAGCGCGGCGTCCAGCGCGATCGTCGAGATCCGGCCGCCGAGCTGGCGCAGCACGCTGTCCAGCGAGCGCCCGCCGCCGACCGCCCCGCGAAACGCGCTGGTCAGCGCGGCGCCGAAGGCGTTGGCGCGGGTCGAGAGGTCGCCCAGCGCGCGATCGAAGCCGCTGGTGTCGGCCTCCACCGCGATGCGCAGCGCATCCACCGTTTCCACCATGTGTCACCTCGTGTCGGGAAAGCGTTGCATCAGGTCGTCGAGCCGTGCCCGGCTGGGCGGCGCGGCGAGCCCGGCGAAGGGCCCGAGCGCCAGCGCCAGCTCGCGCGGCGTGGCACGCCACACGGCGTCCGGCGTCAGGCGCAGGACGCACACCGCCGCCGCGAACATCTCGTTCCAGGGAAAGGCCGCCGCGTCCGACCGGTGGTCCGGCGCGGCGGCGCTCAAGGGCGGTCGGTCGTCTCCTCCGGCCCGCCGAAGGCCGCCGTCAGGAGTTCGGAGGCGATGCGCGCCGCCCCTGCCGCACCGCCGTCGATGGCCATGGCGGCGACCGCCTCGTCCGTGGCGGGCGTGCCGCCGCCCCGCAGCCCGGCCGCGATGATGCGCGTCAGGTCGCGCGCGGATAGCCGACCACTGCCGAAGCGTTGGGCCAGGCTCGCGATGTCCTCGAGCGCGAACGCGTCCTCCAGCTCCGCCAGCGCGCCCAGCGTCAGGCAGAGCCGGTGCGCCTGCCCGTCCAGCACCGCCTCGACCTCGCCGCGCCTTCGGTTCGCGGCCATCTCAGAGCGCCGCGAACTGGAGCGCGCCAGCCGACTCCAGCGAGATCTCGAAGGATACCTCGCCGTTGTGCTCGCCGCCGTACTCGAGGGCCGTGACCTGGAACGGCCCCGTCACCGTGCCGAAATCGGGGATCACCGTCTGGAACGAGGCGATCCGGCCCTCGAAGAAGAGCCGGCGCAGCGAGGCGTCCGACGCCGCGTCCTTGAAGATGCCCGAGCCGGACAGCGAGGCGCGCTGCACCCCCGCCCCGCCCAGCAGCTCGCGCCAGCGCCCGGCGCTCTCGCTGTCGGTCACGTCCACCGTCTCCGCGTTGAACGAGATGCGACGCGAGCGCAGCCCCGCCAGCGTCGAGAACGTGCCGATCCCGTCCGGGTCGGCCTTCAGCAGCAGGTCCTTACCCTTCTGTGCGCCCATGACGACCTATCCTCCTTCGTGAGGCCAAACGAAGAAGGGCGGCCCTTTCGGACCGCCCTTCGCGATACTCGTCTCGGATGCGTCGGCGCGTCAGGCCAACGGTTCGGTCACCGCGCGAAAGCGCAGGATGCCGTGATAGGCCGGGCCGTCCGGCTCCTGGCGCGCCTCGGCGAACTGGAGCTGGAGGTTCACCAGGCGATGGCTGGTCAGCGGCAGCGTCTGGTCGTGAAGGCGGTTCGAGACCATGTCCATGATCTCGTAGGTCTCCTGCTTCGAGCCCCCCCTGGCCCAGACATGCAGCGTCAGGATGTGCTCGGCGCCGTCCTCCGTACCGGTGGACCAGTCCACCACGGCGGTGCGGCCGAGCGTGAGATAGGGAAAGGCGGCCCGTTCGGGCACGCGGTCGAACACCTTCGGCCCGCCCAGCCGGGCGAGCAGGGCCGGGTCGTGCGTCAGGGCCGAGACGATGGTGGTCTGGAGTTCAGCGCTGGGATGCGCCATGGCATTCAGTCCTCTTCGCTCCTCGGATCACGGAGAAACACCGCGTCACACATCGCGTGATAAACCATCCGCACGCGTCCTCGTAGTTAACTTTTCGTCAGGCGGCCCGGTGGCCGCGTCGGCCTCCGCCAGCGCCCGCATCGCCCGGTCCGTCGCCGCGCGTCGGACCGTCTCGCGCACGCGCGCCGCGAGCGCGTCGCGCCGCAGCCGCACCTCGACGCGCGCGATCATGCCTCGGCCTCGCAGCGGCATACGAGGTAGCGTCCGGTCTCGTCCGGGTCCTGCAGCGCACGGATCACGAAGCGCCGCGAGCCGATGCGGAACGCCATGCCCCGGTCGAGCCCGTCGCGCGCCCGCAGGGTGACGCGATGCGTCGCCGCGCCCATGCGCTGCCCCCATCGCTCCTCCACCTCCACCGTGAGGGGCTCCAGACGCACCGACGTCTCGCCCACCTCCACCCAGGCGTCCCGGCCCCCGCCCATGTCGTCGGGCACGATCTCGTTGCGCTCGATCGCCGCCCGGTGGCGCAGGAGACCGGCGTCGATGAACAGCGGCGCCATCAGAGGCCGACCCGCCGGTACGGCGCCAGCAGCCCGCGCACCAGCGGCGGCATCAGCGCGGGCTGCATGGCGGCCGACGCCGCGCCGCGCATGTCGAAGGAGATCGACACGAGATGGAGGATCGCGAGCCGGAGCATGTCGGGAACCGCCCCGGCGTCGAGGCCCATGTCGAGCTCGAGCTCGACGTCGCATCCGGTCCGGCCGGTCAGATCGCGGGGCAGCCGGAGCGCACCGCCGTCGCGCACGATGCGCACGGCGGCCGGGTCCGCGTGTTGCGGCGTCCCGGCCCCGTCGAACCACCGGGCGGCGAGCACCGCGCGCGCCGGCCGGCGCGACAGCGCCAGGTCCGCGGCAGCCGGGCTGTCCAGGCAGAGCCGGAAGCCACACCGCGCCAGGACCAATCCCGTTCGCGCCTCGATCGTCTCGCGCGCGGCGCGCAGGAAACCCTCGATCGTGCCATCCTCGTCGGCGCGGTCGATGCGCAGATGCGCCTTAGCCTCGGCCAGCGTCACAGGCTCGGCGGCCGGTGGCCCGTTGTCGATCCAGATCATGTCAGTCCCGATCCGCATGAGGGGGAGAGCGGCCGGGCGTCCCCGCCCGGCCGTGTCGTCAGGCCACGAAGTTCAGGAGCTTGGCGGCGTCGAAGTCCTGGATGCCGCCGCCCACGCGCTTGGTCGTGTAGAACAGGACGTAGGGCTTGGCGCTGTAGGGGTCGCGCAGGACGCGCACGCCCTGGCGGTCCACCACGAGGTAGAAGCGGCCGAAATCGCCGAAGGCGATGGCCTTGGCGGCCGCGCCGATGTCCGGCATGGCTTCGGCCTCCACCACCGGGAAGCCCATCAGCGTCGCCCGCGCGCCGGCCGCCGAGGGCGGCGCCCAGAGGTAGTTCCCGTCGGCGTCCTTGAGCTTGCGCACGGCGCTCTGGGTCCGCCGGTTCATCACGAAGCTGGCGTTCTGGCGATAGCCCGCCTTGAGCGCGTAGATCAGATCGATCAGCGCGTCCCCCGCAGCACCCGCCATGAAGCCGCCGTTCGCTCCGGTCGAGACGGTCCCGACGCTCCCCCAGGCGAAGGCGCTTTCGGTCACCGTCGGATAGGACATGAAGCCCTTGGGCTTCGACACGCCGTCGCCGTTCACGAAGGCCGCGCCCTCCTGCGCCGCGAAGGCCTGCTCCACTTCCTCGCCGATCCAAGCGTCGATATCGACCGCCGCGTCGTCCAGCAGCGCGTTGGTGGCGGCCGGCATCGCGTAGAGCTCCATGGTCGGGAAGCTCAGCTCCGCGAGCTGCGGCGCGTTGGTCTGCGGCCGGGCATCCGCCTGGCCCACCCAGCCCGTCTGCGCCCCGTTCAGCGCGAAGGGCTTGCGCAGCACCGCCGACGACACGGTGCGCACGCTGGCGATGCCCCGGATGGGCGAGACGGCGGCCAGCCGGCGGCCGATCTCGGTTTCCGTCTCCGAGGGCACCAGGAAGCCGCCGTCCGCGCCCGCGAGGCCGGACATCGCCTTCTCCTCCAACCGGCGCAGGCGGGTCTCGTCGCCGCCGCGCACATAGGCCTCGAAGGCGGAGCGGTGCTCGGTCGGCTCGGCGCCCGCCGTCTCGCCGCCGCCGGCCGGCGGCCGCATGCCCTTGAGCACGAGGCGCTCCATGCGCTTCTCCTGCTCGTCCATCGCCTTGGAGATGCGCTCCACCTTCTCGCCCGTCAGGGCGTCGGCGCTCATGCGCTTCTCGATCTGCGACAGCCGCTCGTCGTTGGCCTCGCGGAAGGCCTCGAAGGCCCCCATGAACTCGTTCAGCGCCTCGGCGCCCTCGCGTCCGCCGCTGGCCTTGGTCTCGGGCGCACCCTGGTGGAAGGTCTGCATGTCGTCTCCTTGGCTCGGTGGAAAAAGCGAACCCCGCGCCGGATGTCCGGGCGCGGGGCGCGAAGAAGGGAAAATGGCGGAAGGGGCGCCGGTCAGGTGCCGACCGGCAGCCCGCGCGGCGCGATCCGCCGAGCCGCCTCGCGCAGCGCCCGCGCCCAGCCGAGCGCCAGCCCGCGCACCTCGCGCACGCGCGCCGCCTCCTGCATGGGAAACGTCACGAGCGAGATTTCCCAGAGGTCGATGTCGGTGAGAAGCCGGCGCGCGGCGTCGCGGAGCGGCTTGGATCGCCGGGTGCGGAAGCCGATCGACAGCCCGTCGATCGCCCCGCCCCTCAGGAGCGCCAGGGCCTCCCGCCCACGCCGGCTGCCGAGCTCGAGCCGCCCTTCGGCGTAGAGGCCTCGCGCGTCCTCGCGCAGCACGGTCCAGCGACCGATCGGCTCGGCCGGGTCGTGCTGCCACAGCATCCGCACCCCGGAGGCCGTGCGCTCCTCCAGCGACCGGGCGAAGGCCCCGCGCAGGATCCGGTCGCCAGCCCGGTCGGTCCGGTCGAACAGGCTTGCGTAGCCCCGGATCAGGCCGGGCTCGTCGTCCTCGGCCACCGCGGCGAGCGGCATGGTCCGTTTGATGGAAGGCACTCGCGTCATCGCGCCGTCCCTCCCGAACGCACCGGCCGGACCCAGAGGCCTTCTACGAAGCGGTGCAGCGCACCGAGCGCCCACCAGGCCGAGAGGCTGGCGGCCGCCGAACCGATCAGCATCAGCTCCGCAGGGCCGATCCGGTCGCCGAGCGACAGATGGTCGCCGAGTGCGATCCCCGCCGGCCCTCCGAACACCACGCCGGTCACCGCGCCGGTCAGGAAGCGTGCCAACGCCTCGCGCCGGCCGTTCGGCAGGAGATAGGCGATCGAGATCACCGACCCTCCCACGGCACCCGCCAGCTTGGCGCCGAAGAGCGCCAGCGGGGACGCGACGTCCCCCGTCATCGTATCCATGGTTCTTCCACCCCCGTCACTTCGAGGCGCGCGGGCCATAGCCCACGGCCTCGCGCTTCTCGTCGTCGTCGAGGAAGCTCGCGCCCTGCAGCCGCGTCCACAGAGCCTCGCGCTCGAGCGAAAGTCCCTCGATGCGGTCCGCGTCGAAGCCGAGCCGCAGGCCGTTCCCGTCGTCGAAGAACGCGCCGAGCCAATGCCCGAGCGCGGCAGCAAGCCGCGCCACCAGCGGCAGCACCGTCAGGCGGATCAGAGCCCGGTTCGCCTCGGCGTAGTTGGCATAGGTCGCGTCCCCCGGAATGCCGAGCAGCATGGGCGGCACGCCGAAGGCGACCGCCACGTCCCGCGCCGCGCCGTTGCGCGCTTCCAGGAAGTCCATGTCGCGCGGACTGAGCGCCATCGCCTTCCAGTCGAGCCCGCCTTCCAGCAGCATCGGCCGGCCGGCGCGTGCCGCGCCCGCATAGCCGCTTTCCAGCTCCGCCTTCAGCCGCTCGAACTGGTCGCTCGACAGGTTGCCGCCGTCGCCCGGCTGGTAGACCAGGGCGCCGGAGGGCCGCGCCGAATTGTCGAGCAGCGCCTTGTTCCAGCGCGTCGCCGCGTTGTGCAGGTCCAGCGCCGTCTGCGCCGCGCCGACCGGCGCGAAACCGTCCGCCTCGCTGAGCGGGTGGAACAGCCGGATCGCCAGGATGCGGGCCGGCCGACCGCCGTCGCCCTCCAGCGCGATCCGCCGCACCCGCCCGCCGACCCGATGCTCCACCGCCTCCGGCCAGCCGTCGGCCGACGAGACGGTGCGGATCTGGTCCGGCCGCAGCGCATGGAGCTGGCGCGGGACGCCGTCCAGCACGCTCGCTTCCACATGCGCCGCGCCGGACAGGAGGAGATGGCCGACCAGGGTCTCGATCAGCGCCGCCCCGTCCTGCAGGCCGTTGGGCTGCGCGAGGAGGTCGAGGATCGCGTGCGCCTCCACTTCGCGCCGCCCCTCGTAGAGCAGGAACGGCACCGCCGCCGCATTCTCTGCGATCAGCCGCACGCATCGATACACCATCGGATTGCGCATGAAGCCCGCGCGGGCCAGCGACCCGTAGGATCGTTCGCTCCAGTCGGCCTCGTCCGCCGCCCCGGCGAACACCAGCGCCCCGCCGGGGCTTCCCGAGCGCGTTTCCGGCGCGCCCGTCCGTGCGGGCGCGGGCACGAGCCCCGCCAGGGCCCGCAGCCTCGTCGTCAAACCCATCTCACGTCTCCGTTGAACGGAAGGCCACAAACAGTTGAAATCAAAGCCGACGGATGCGCGGCTCCGCGCGCGGCTGCGACAGCGCCGTCACCGCCCAGACCATGGCGTCGAGCCGATCGGGCGACCGGCCGTTCGACAGGCCGTTGGGGCCGAAGTCGCACAGCTCGTCCTCCAGCTCGGCGAAGCCCCCGGCATGGCGCACCCGTCCCTGCTCGTAGAGCGCGGCCACGGGCTCGGCCCGCACCCACTTGCCGCGCGTGGCGCGAACGGCCGAGACGGGCACCTCCGGCGCCACGGTCCGCAGCACGGCCTCCACCATCTCGCCGCCCTGGTTCACCTCGGCGACGATCCGGTCCGCCTCCAGCTCGCGGTAGAGCGACACGGCGGCGGCCGCCCATTCCGGCGGCTTCAGCCCGCGCCGGCTGCGATCGGCGAGCACGTAGATGGTCCCGTCCGGCGCCAGCCCGGCGGCCACGATGCCGCAGGCGTCGGAGGTCCGGCCGGACGAGGCCGGCGGGTCGACCGCCACCACGATGCGCGACAGGTCCGGTGCGGCGCGCACCCGAAGCCGGTCGATCGACGCCCGGTCGAACAGTGCGTCCTCGCGCGCCTCGATCATCTCGCCGTCAAGTTCCTGCCGCGCCAGCCGCGAGCCGCCGTAGCGCGCTTCCATCGCCGTCACGAAGCCGGCCGCGAGGTTGCCCGCGTTCTCGGCGGTTCGCATCCGCGTCACGGCCGTCGCCTCCTCGGCGGTGAGCCGCTTCAAGATCGGCACCGCGCGCGGCGTCGTGGTCAGCAGCATCCGGGGATGCTCGCCCAGCCGCAGCGCCAGCTGCAGGTTGTCGAAACAGTCCTGCGCATGGGTCCACTTGGCCAGCTCGTCGCCCCAGGCCGCGTCGAACTGGTAGCCCCGCAGGGCGTCGGGGTCCTCCGAGGAGAACACCTGCGCCACCGCCCCGTTGGCGAAGACCAGCCGCCGCCGCGAGGCCTCGAACACCGGGCGCGTCGCGTAGTCCAGCGCCCGGAGCCCGCTCTCGCCCTCCACCATCACCTCGCGCGCGTCGCCCAGCGTCTCCGCCACCAAGGCGATCCGCCCGTGCACGCGCCCCGCCAACGGCGCCTCGCCCAGCGCCATGGCCCGCACCCATTCGGCGCCGGCCCGCGTCTTGCCCGAGCCGCGCCCGCCGATCAGCAGCCATTGCCGCCAATCGCCCGGCGGCGGCAGTTGCGCCGGCCGCGCGCACAGCGCCCAGGGCGGCAGCGCGCGCCGCAGGACGTACGCCGGCTGCCGGTCCAGCTCGCGCTCGACCTCGCTCCAGAAGCCGCCGTCCATTAGATCGTCGTCCCGTCGGCCGGCGCGATGGCCTCGAACAGGCCCGGCGCCCCGCCGCGCCGGGCGTCGATCGCCCGCAGGCGCCTCAGCATCTCGGTGCGCAGGCCTTCGGCCTCCGCCTCGTCCTCGCGGCGTCCGGTCTCGCGCGCCAGCGCCTCGAGCTGGCGCAGGTCCAGAAGCTTCTCCAGCGTCCGGGTGAGCTGCGAGATCGCCTCGACGCGAGCCTTAGCCTCCGCGCTCCGTTCGGCCGCCGTCTTCTTCGGCACCGGCTCGCCGGGCTTGTCGGCCACGCGCCGCGGCCGCCGCTCCAGCGCCGAGACCTCGGCGGTGAGCGCCGCGAACAGGCGCTCGGACAAAAGCGTCTCGCCCGGCTTGCCCAT